CCACAGAGCCGTCCATCCTACTGAACCATTTGAATCCGTCTGTATTGAATGGACGGTATATTTTGAACTGGACTATACCATCCTTCTTTTCAATATAGACATAGGCGTACTTGTCTGTCGGTATGCTATAGGTTGTCATTGAAGAGCCGTCTTCCTCGGTTTTAGTGACAATGGTGTGGGAGATAGGGTAGACCCTGGCCCATTTAAGCCACTGTTTACTGATGCCATAACTGCCCCAGTAATCAAGGTCATGCTGTTTCCAGTCCCTTATCCTGACCTGAAAGTCAGTCTTTGTACAGTCTATCTTTGCAGAAGACTTTTTGACCGGATGGCCATTTGTCACTATCTCCACACCTTTATCACATATCATATCATCATAGATTCTGCACAGCACATCTGTATAGGAACAGTTCCAGTACTGCTGCAGAAGCTTGATGATGTTTCCTGATTCACCTGTAGCATAATCCTTATAGCCTATGTGTCCTGTTTCAGTTACATAGAAACCAAAAGAAGGGTGTTTGTCCACACGCAGTGGAGAACTTATCTTACACGGTATCCTTGATACATCAAAATATGTACCTACAATATCCGCTTCAGTGCATTTGCTGAATATTTCATCAACTGTAATACTTCTGTAAGTTTTCCCTACTGTCATGTCCTTCTTATGCGGTTAAGGTGAATCAATGAATCGTCAATCCCAAGGCATTGCTGACGAATTCTCTTCTGCTACAGCATTGAGATTGGATGCCTCGACAACATACTCCTGAAGAGGACATACCTTATACTCTGTGTTGGGGAATGAACCTGCATTCTTTGCGTCAGCAAGTCTCTTCTCAAGCTTGTTGAGAGAGTTGCTGTAGTTAGGCAGAATCATGTCACCACGGGTACATACATCCTGATACTGCTTGTTGTCATCAGTGGTGCGTACACCAAAGAGCATCTTTACCTTGTTGTTAGGCTGCAGTGCAATTGCATCACGCAGCTCCTTGACATTACCGTTGAAATAATCCTTGATATTGTCTAAGCCGAATTTGCCATCATCAGACTTGGCACTCAGTTCCCACTTGCCGTTAGGATACTCAAATGCTTCAGGTACAACCAGGAATGCCTTGAGGAATGCAACCAGATCAGCTTCACCGCTGTAGGCAGGACGGTAGACAGGACCGATCTTTGCAGGATTACCGTTGGCAGTCAGCAAAGGTTTCTTCTCCTTTACATCGTCAATGTTGCCATAGGTGGCATTGCCGTATACATCAATGACCTGCTGGCGTGTGCCTTCACGGTTGATTGCAGGCTCATTGCGCACAAAGAAAGTAGCCTTTGCGATGGTTTCAATACCGTTGCATACCTCTGCATCAGTCTTGAGAATGAAGTCAATGCGTGCAAATTTTACACCGTCCTTCTCACCGACATACTCAGGAACAGGCATCTCACGGCCATAAATCTCCTCAAGTTTCTTGGCATCGGGATTTACTGCCAACACTTTACATGAAGCAAGACCTATATACCTGCTATAACCAGCACCTGCTTCTGTTGATTCACTCGTCTTTCCTACTGTAAGAAAACTAAAACTCGTATTCATTTTTAAATGACTGTGTTATTAAACAATAATATTATTAAAATGTAAACTGCTCTTCAAACGAAGGCTCCTGCACGGGCTGATTGTCTTCCTGCACTTCCTCTACCTCCTGTACAGGCTCTTCTGCTGCATTCTCGATAGGTGCAATTTCCTTGTCACCTTCATCGGCAATAGTGACAACATACTCATTCTTCTCAGAATCATACTTTACATTGTCGTTAAGGACATACTTGGTCTGCTTAATCTCCTTGCCGTTCTTATCCATCTTGCCTGTGTTTTCCACTACCTTGGTTACTACCTGCTCAGTGCGGAGACCCAGTTGAGCCATCAGACCGCTCTCATAACCTTTGAGGGCTGCTTCCTGGATATTATACTCCTCAGTCCACTTGTCAATCATTGCTTTTGCCTTGTTCTTCTTTGCAACGATAGGTGCTACATTCATGGCAGTACGCTTTACTGCTGCTAACTCTCTTGTTGAAATACGCTTCTCCATTTTGTTTGATTTAAAAATTTTTAATTTGTTAATGTTTATCTTTTGTCTATAAAGACATTAATTGTTATTAATAAATATATCAGACATGTCTACTTTCAAGTTGCCGTCTGAGTCAGATTCAGCAACCTCAAATACTTTCTCTCTAAGATGAAGAGGACGTGAACCTCTATGAATATTATCTCCGCCTTTGAATGTCACAATGGTTTTATTGCCTTGACGTGATACATATCCAATAGCATCAGCCTCACCGCAGATAATATCTCCAGTCTTGCCTGCTAAATCTACCATCATCTCTGTAGTTTCTTCATCATTCTTCTTGATCTGTTTGTCTTTCACATGGCAAACAAGAATAAGAGTATCACAAAGCGGGCGAAAGGCATTAATCATCTCTTTCAAAGCATTACGCATATAGAGATACCCAGCGCCATTAGGAAGCTGCCTTACATCAGCTTTCTCGTCCACAATCTTCTTACCTGTCTTGTCTTTCAAGGTGTTGCCAAGATTATCTTTCTTAAAGCCCCAACCTGCACCCATACTGGTTCTACGATATAATGCAGCTGCATAAGGGAGAGACATCTCTTCCAATCTAGTAGCATTATCAATGGTGATAAACCTGTAGAAAGGCTTACCTCCATTCTCTTTGTTCTTTTCCTCAATTGCGGTCTTGATGTTAAAGATATCAGCAGCAGTTCTTGCTTGAACACACATTACATCAAGAGACCTGTAACCATCTTCCAGATCAA